GACCAGCCGCGCGCCTTCAGCGAAGGAACTTTCCGTCGGCACCGTGCCGCGGCGCTGCGTCTCGACGTGCTCGGCGTACTGGCTCGCGACCTGGCGCACGACGCCCTCGGCCGTCGCCTTGTCCGTGATGTACTCGTAGCGTACGATCTCTTTAGCCGGCTGGTCGGGGTTCTGCGCGTGCTTGACGACTTCCGACACGAGGGTCGATTGCTCGACGTCGAGCGCCGCCTTGACCCGCTGTTCCAGCGCGACCGGCTTGTAGGGCTCCGGCACTTCGGCCGCCGGGTCGGGCTTCAGGATCTGAGCCTTCAGCGCCGGGTCGGCCATCGCCTCACCGACGACTTCCGCCGGGTGCTTCCCGGTCTGGGCGTAGATGCTGCGCAGGCTGGTCGCCGTGCCGACGGCCGCCTTCATGCCCCCGAGCAGGATGGCGTTGTCCATGAAGTCTTGCCAGGTCGGCATGTGCCCTTCCAGGGCTGCCGCCGTGGTCGTCAGGGTCGCCAGTTCGGCGCCGGTCGTGCCGATCACGGCCGCAGCCTTGCCCGCAGGGGCCAGGAGGGGCGCCACGACGCGCCCGGTGCCCGCGGTGAGGCCCCCGATGGCTGCGCCCTTGCCGCCGCCCTTCAGGCCCGCCTTGGCGATCTCCCAGACCCCGGACCAGCTAAGGGCGTGGTTGTTGCTGTACGCCTCTACCAGAGCGTCTCTGAGCGCCATAGGCAGCGCGAAGGCCCCGGCACCGCCCCCGATGACCGTGCCGCCCACAGGCGCCACGGCAGAGCCTACGGCGGCCCCGCCGAGCGCACCAACGACACTCAGAGGCAGGTCCGTAAGCATCCCGGCCCCGCCGGCGGTGATCCGCTGCTGCCAGGGCAGGTTCTCGCCCATCTGCTGCTCGGGTAGCTTGCCGCGGACGGCAAGGCCGGTCGCGCTGCTCTGCATGCCGTGCCAGAAGGCTTCGCTGATGCTCTGGACGCGCGCCGGTGCGGGCGTAGCGGCGCCAACGAGCGTGTCGCCGAAGGCGTTCACGCTGCCGACGATCGGGTCGCCGAAGACGTTAGTCGCCACTGCGGATCACGCCCTTGTGGACGCCCGAAGGACCGCCCTTGGTCGCCTGGTTGCCGTCCGGCCCGATGTAGAGCGCGCCAGCCGGCAGCGCGTCGTACTCTTCGCGGGTCAGGGCGGTCGGAATCTTGGACCGAAGCTCTTCCTGCTTGCGCGTTTTCACGCGCGTCACGGCGGACTGCATGAAGTCAGGCGAGCCGAGGAACTTCTTGCTCTTGGGATCGAATAGCTCGCGCAGCGCGCCAGGGTCGTTTGCCTGGCGGGCGGCGTTGATCTGCTCCTGCGCCATCGCCGTGTACTCGTTGACGATCGCCGGGATCTGGCCTGTGAACTTCGCCGCCGCCATGTGCGGGTCTTGCTCAAGCGAGCGCTGGAAGCTCGACGCCATCGCGTAGAGCGAGGCGTTGATGCTGCGGCCGTTCTCGTCCTTCTGCTGCCGGACGATCGTCGTCAGCCACTCGCCATCGCGCGCGTGGAGCTTGCCCTGCGCGACGAGCTCGACGACCTTCTCGCTCGTCATCCACTCGCCGTTCGTGATCTTCGTCCAGGCGTTGCGTATAGATACCGGGTCAGACTTCTTTTCGGCGGTCAGGGTGTGCTCTTCGTGCCGATCCATGACCATCAACAGGTGCTCGCGCGTCTGCGGGCGCAGGTCGGCGTCATCGAGGATCGCCCGACGCGAGCCGCGGCCGGCGTACACGTCTTTGAAGTGCTTGTCGCGCGCCACGTCGTCGCGCTCGATCAACTCTTCCTTCTGGCGAGCGCGCGCATAGCTTTCCTCGGCCCGGCGGGCGCTGATTTCAGTCGTCGCCCGGTTCAGCGCGACGTTGCGCTGCTCGGACGTCAAGTTCCACTCGCCAGCTTCGAGCTTGCGTTTCGTCGTCTCCGGGTCGATGCGCGCGTAGGCAAGCGCGGCCGACATATTCAGGTTCTGCTTCAGTTCCAGCGCCATCTCGGCGCGCTTTTCCGGGCCGATGCGCGTGAAAGTCGAGATTAAGTCGTCGACGCCGCGCTCGGCTTCCGGCAAGTAGAGCGGATTACCCTGGATCAGAGCGCTGGAGCTAACGATGTACTTCTGGCCCTCCAGTCGGGCGGTCGCGGCGGCGCGCTGCACTTCGATACGGTTCGCCTGCTCGTCGAACATGAGGTACGTGTTCGCCGCGTACATGTCGAGCGACGCCTTGCCCTTCGACGTCTGGAATTCCTCGCCGACTTTCGACAGGTCGGCGTCCATTTTGATCTTCAGGTCTTCGGTGTTGGCCCCGGTCTGCGCCGCCTGATCCAATTCGCGGGCGTACTTCGCGCGAATCTCGGTCGTGCCGACGAGTGCGCGCCGCGCTTCCGCCTCTTCGACGTTCTGAAGGTGCGCGTCACCGACTTTTGCCGCCGTGCGCGCGAGCTCGCCCGTCGCCTGCGCCTGTTCGGCGCCGAAATCGCCCGCGGTCGCCGCCCGGCCGCCGGAAATAGGCAGCCCCTGGAACCGGCTGGTGAAAGTCTTGAGCGTCGGCACCGTTATGTCCTCGAAAGGCGGCCGCGCTGCGCGTACGCGCTGGCCGTGCCGCTCAGAAGCTCAGATCCCGCACGCAGATAGCCCGCCGAGCGCGCGGAGCGGCCTTCCATGAGCGACAATCCGGCCGTGCTTTCAAAGCCGCGGGCCTTCATCTCGCCGGATCGGATGATGTACTGGCGCTCGCGCTCGCTCTCCGCAGCCGTATCGGCCAGGACGTCGAACACGCTGCCCTCGTTCGCGGTCCCGCCGTTCGCTCCTTGCGCCGCGCGGATCGCGCCCAGGCGCAGATACGTCTCGCGGTCGGCGATTCGCACGAACTCGTCGGCTTCCTCGCGCGCAAACGCGGCGTTCTGCTGCTGGATCTCCGCGTTGTACTCGCTCGCGGCTTCCGCAGCCTTTCCCTGCTTGATCGCCGAGTAGGCCGATATGCCTGCCGAAGCCGCGGTGAGATACGGGATGAAACTGACGAAGCTGTCAATCATTAGGAGTCGTCCGCTACGTTGTACTGCGGCATGACGGCAACCACGGTCGCCGGAAAGGGGCCGTCCGCACGCCAATAAACCTGCCCGAGCTTGTCGTAGTCGCCTTCGAAACGCTCGCGCACGACGCCGCTGAATAGCGGCGTGGCGTCGCCGTGCTCGTCGCCCCAATTGCGCGTCAAAATCTCAGTCAACGAATTGACGTCCGGCCCGATGCGAAGACCGAGCGTGTCAACCAGCCACAGACCTAGCCTGTGGATGCGCGCCGTCTTACCTTGCTTGGACCCGTCGCTAGTGCCGCCTTCCGACGGCATCGTCTCGCCGTCGCTGCTGTAGCTGTAGCCGAGCGTGATGATCGACCCGGTGATGTCGAGCACTACCTTGCCGTTCGTCACCGTCTCGGCCGGTCGCTTCTTGCCATCGACGTACACCGCGACGCTCTCGCCTTCCAGATGCCATAGGCCCGTCACGGTGTCTGTAACCGGCGAATTGATGGTCGTCCAGCCGCAGTCGAGATGGAAAGCGTCCTCTTGCTCGTCTTCCACTTCCCATATTTTCGACATGTACTCGATGTAGCGCTTCTCGCCGCCGTTGACGTAGCGCTGAACGACGCAATAAAGCTCGTCGCGCGTCTCGTCGGGCGCAGTCACGACCGCGACGCTCTCCACGACCGGGATGAATAGCTGATCCTCGTCGCTGAAGCCGCCAAGCTCATGCCGGTGCCAGGCCACGACTTCGTGATCGCGCTCGTACGTGAGTCCGAGCAGCACGCCGTCGCTGCGCACGCACCAATTGATCGCCTGCGGCTGGCTCTGAAACGCCATCTCCACGATGGCCGGGCGCGTGATGTGCTCGGCCAGCATCGTCATGTCCGGCGCCTTGAAGCCGTCGACTTCGAAGACGTAGGCGAGCTCGCGCACCTTGCGCGACGCGCGCTGGACGAACAGCACCGCGCGCCCGGCCTTGGTCGGCGCGACCGCCGCGCTGCCGTGCTTCGTCATCGGCTTGGATGTCTTGTTGGTCGGCGTGAGCGCTTCGCCCTGCGTCGATGCGCGGATCTGCCACTCGCCCGCGGACGTGCCGGCCAGCAGCCCTTTGTCGTCGGCTATAAGCCACTCGATCGCGTTCACGTCGTCGGAATTCAGCACGTCGCTGACTGCGTTGTCCGAAGCAACTGTCCCGGCCGTGCTCGACGGCGAGAAGTTGGTATACAGGCCCGTCTTGGAGCCGTCCCATCGCTGCGGGTAAGACGTGGCGCCGGCAAGGAACAGGCGGTCCTCGAAGAACGTGCCGGACGACGGGTATCCAGTCGTGTCGGAATATATCCCCATGCGCCAGGTCGCCTTCGCGCTCGTGTTCGTGAGCGTCGACAGGACCGTCACAGTGACGACCGTCGTCGACGTCCAGCCTGTAATCTCGACGTAGCCCCAGGTCGAGCCTTCGAGAATGCGGATCAGTCGGCCGACGTCGGTCGACGCGAAGCCCGCGCCGCCGTTGATGCCCGTCACCGCGCTCGCCGTGAGCGTCACGCCCGCGCCGGTTGCGGCACTCGGCGTCAGCGTCGTAGACGTCGTGTTCGCCGTGTCGTACGGGCCGTCGGTGAAGACGAGCTCCGACAGCGTCCACGACGTCGCGGAATTGCGCACAAGCTGCTGCGGCGGAAACTCGGGATGGAAGATGTAGAGCGTGTCGGCCGACTGCGTCCAACGGATATCCGCCAGGTCCGACTCGGTGAACGACGTGGCTACTTCAATGATCTCCGCGACCGTGCCGCCGGACGAGTACGTGTCGTAGTTCGTGCTGTTGACGTTAGTGCCGTCGGATTCGTCAAGCTCGAAAGTGTTCGAGCCCGCGGTTACGTTCACGACCGCGAACTCGCGGTTGTTGACCTGCGTCATGCCAACGACGCCCGTCACGATGACTCTGTCGGCGGCCGCATACGTGTCGGCGCCGACGTACGTCAGTACGGCCGGGTTTGCTTTGCTGATCGCGCTGATGTTCTGCGCGGTCGCGGTCAGGATGCCGTGCTCGGTAAAGAACCGGATGTACTGATGGCCGAACTCCAGAATGTACGTCTGCACCGTCGAGTGACGAAACGGAACCAGACGCGAGACACGGTCGTGATGCTTGGTCTGGTGCAAGAACGCCGTGCCGGGCCTGCGCGTCCACGCGCCTTGCACAAGCGGAATGGCGTTCAGGCAGGTAAAGAGCCCGCCCTTGTAGGCGTCAATGTCCTGGCGCCCGAGCAGCAGCGCGCTCAGTTCACCAGCGTTGAATCCGTTTTGGATATCCGAGGCGCGGCCCATTTAGCGCCTCGCCGCTATCCAGTCGTCCTCGGGGAAGTCAATCGCGCCTTTCTCGATCGCGCCCGCACTCTTCGCTTCCGCGATGGCGTCCTTGTATTGATCCTTCGCATCGTTGATCTTCGACGTGCTCTGTGTGATTTCTTCGCAGCACTGCACGGCCAGGCGGCACGCGAAGGCTTCAATGAAAAGGTCGTCGTAGAAGTTCGGGTCGTCGATGAACGCGAGGTAGCGGATCTCCAGCGGCGCGCTTGTCGTCGACAGGATGTGCAGGCCCTCGATCTTCCAGTCGACGTTGACGCCGGATTCATCGTCGCGCAGCAACCGGAGGAAGTCATTCGGCTTGCTGTACCTATTCCAGTCACCCCAGACAGGCCCGTCACCGTCGGCCGCGATGGACGCGCGCTTGATCGCGAAGGACCAATCGTAGCGCCGGAGCTCGGCGCGAAGCATCGGCACGTACGCCAGGTTCAGCGTGCGCGCGTTCGGGTGGTCCTGCGTCAGCGATTCGAGCTTGCGAGAAACCCCGAGCTTCTGAAGCGCGAGGTTCGCGATCTGGACTTTAGATGCGGCCATCGGCGGCCGCCTTTACAGCGCCTCGATGTCGAGCGTGACGCCGAAGGTGTTGATGATGCCGGTCGGCGTCCAGGCAGCAAGCGCGCGGAGCACCAGCGTCAGCGAGCGCGACGCGAACGCAAGACCGTCGAAATTGAACATGTAGCCGGGCGGCCAGGGGTACTCGGGCACGTTAGCCGCGAGCGGCTGCACGAGGGTGGGCATCACGCACTGCACTTGCGACGTGCCGGCGGCGACAGTGCCGAGCGGCCCGGTCCAGCCAGTGTCGTCCAGGCGGAAGCGCGCGACGGCGAGCGCCCGCGTCGCCGCCGCGATGGGGTTCGTCACGTTGTCGCCGACCGCGGCCGGCACTTCAGGGGTGCGGAAGAAAAGAAGCTCGAAGTCGCTGGCGGTCGTGACGACGTTGCCGGACGCGGCCGACAGGTCGACTTCACACGACAGAATGCGCGCCTGCTGGAAACCCGACAAATCCCACGTCGCACGCACGACCGAGCCGGCCGTCGCGTGGTTCGAAACTTCATCGCCAGCGGCATACGCGGTGTTGTCCGCGGGCCGCGCGATGGTGCTGCGCATCCGAAGGATCTTGCCGTAGCTCATGGGCTTAAACCGGCGGCCAGGCTGCTTCGACGATCTTGGACTTCAGCTTCTCGATGTGTTGCAGGAGCTTGCGGCGGCCGTCGGCGCCTTCATAGGCCGCCTTCAGATAGTACAGGCCGATGTCGATGCTCGCCGGGACCGCGTTCGCGTTCGCGGTCGCGACGTCGACGTCCTTGCCGCCAGCGGTGCCGGCGACGGCAGTCGCCATCTCGGTTGTGGTCAGGGAGAAAACGGTTGCTTCGTTCGCCATCGGATCTCCGAAAAAGGCCCCGAGCGGCTAGGGGTAAGCCGCTCGGGGGATACGACTACTACTCAGGAAGCACGTACTCGACGCGCATGCCGTGCGCGATGCCAGCGCCGAGCGCGGTCACGATCGTGATCGCGATGTCGACTTCGGCGTCGCCGGTTGCTCCGGCGGTGCTGATCGCCGTGGCGTAGGCGGTCGCGATGCTCTGGTTCCGCTCCACGGAAGTCGGCGTCACAAGCAGGCTGGCGCCGTCTTTTTCCGCCGCCATGTCGTAGGCGGTGGCGAAGACGTCGTCATCTATCGCGATGCCATCCGGGCGATACAGCCCGCACTTGACCGACCCGCTGGTCGTGGTAGCGCCGAACATTTTGATGTCCGTCACCATCGCGCGAACCGGAATCCGCACGAAGGTATACCACTGGCCGGCGGTGCCGCCGGTGAAGCTGGCGGCAGCCAGGTTGCCGGTCGCCACGCGAACCACGCCGCCCTTTTCGAGCGCGTTGGTCTTCGTGATCGGGCTCGCCGATTGGTCGAGAACGTTTTGTGAACTGTTTACAAGAGCCATGTCTGGTTCTCCTTAGATTTGGTCGTCGGCGAGGACTTGGATCTGCTTGCCGGCTTGCGTGCGGGTCGCGCCGACCGTCATGCATGTGTAGACCTGCATCGCGTGACGCTTGTCGGGCCGCTCGCTCAACTTGGCAACGATGTCCTTCCAGACGCCCAGGTGCATGCCGGACTTGACCCAGACCGGGATCAGGCGGTTGCCGCTCGTGATCGTCAGGCGCTCGGTGAGAGTGAAGTCCACACCCATGAAGCGCTTTACGCGACCGTTTTCGAGGACGCCGCTGGAGCCATAGTCCTTGTTGATGACTTCCATCTCCTTCAGCAGCGCGTCGTGCTCGTAGCTGCCGATGGCGCCGTACACAGGCTCACCCAGGTCGCCCTTGTGGGCGCTGATCAGCTTCTGGATGGCGCTCTTCAGCTTGGCGCTGTTCAGGGACGACGCCGTGCCGCCGACGTTGACGCCGACCTGATAGTTGGTCGTGTCGAACGATTCCGACGTGGTGCCGTTTTCGCCCTTGTAGGCGGTCGCGAAGAACGCGGCAATGATGATGTCGTCCACCTTCCGGCTCATGCCGGCGGCGGCCGCGACAGCATACGGGCTGGTGAGCTCGATGATGGCGCGAAGCTGGTCTTCGTTGTCGATCAGCGAACCCCACTCGACGTCGAGCGGGAACACCCAACGCTTGTCTTGCGACAGGTCGAGCAGGGGGGTGTCGGCGTGACGGCCGGTCGCGACTTGCGCGGTGGCTTCGCCGAACTGCTCCACGACGCTCGCCGCTTTGCCGACATAGCTGCCGACCGTAACGAGGTTGCGGAACCGCGAGTCCTGCTGTTGCAGCAAGAGCTCGACGTTCGCCTTGTACTGTTGTACTGAGGCTACGGTAATGGAATCAGGCACAATGGCCTCCTAAATTGGGAACTGCGAAAAACTCACCGTTTTGCGCTGTCAGGCTCGCGCTCGCCGGCTTGTCCCAATTCGGGGGCCTTGCTGGTGACTGCCTTGCGGGGGCGGGGCCTTGTCCGCGCAGTCACCAATATTCAAGACCAGTTTATCACGCGGCTATTTCAAGTCGTCCAGCGCCTTCTTCGGCAGGCCGAGCGCTGTGCCTTTTTCGACCCACGTCGCCCAGGCTTTCGCCGACTCAAGAACGCCCGCGGCGAACCCGTCCTTGTGTGGGATCGGGTTCTTCGCCGCGGCTTCCAGGCAACGCATGCGCACTTCGACCGGCGTCATTGCGGGTACGCGGCCTTAAAGAGCGACTTGCGCTTCTCTGTGTTCGCTTTGTGTTGCGGGTGCATCGGGTCTTGCAGCGACTTGACGATGTTCTGGTCGGCAGCCATCGCGGCAATTTGCGCCTGCGCTTCCGCCGGCGTGATGCCGGTGTTGAACGCCGGCCCCTTGCCGCTGCCCGAGCCCACGAAGCTGTCCTCGCTCAACTTGCTGCCCAGGTCTGCGAAGAACTTCCACGTTCCGGCGTAGCCGACCGTGCGCTCGATCGCGTCGATCATCTCGGCCGAAAAGCCGAGGGCTTGCGCGGCGCTCGATGCGGCCGACATCTTGCGCTCATGCCCACCGCCCCACTCCTTGAGCAGCGTCTGGCGATCGTTGTGGACCGCGACCTTGTAGCTCTCGTCGCGCGTCTTCAGTTGCTCGGTGATGTACTTGTTGTGCGCCGCGGTGATTTCCTTGACCTGCCCCGGCAGCAGCCCGGCCTTGTGGTACGTCTCGCCGGCCCACTTCACGAAGCCCGGATCGTGCTCGAAGCCCTCCGGCGCGGAGAACTCGTACTTGTCCGCCGTCTCCGGCAGGCCGAGCTTCGACAGCACGCCGCGCACGCCGGCGGGGTCGTCCGCGCGCGGCATGGTCAGCAAGCTATTCGGATCGCGGCCGATCAGCCTCTCGGCGCCTTGGTACGACTTGATTACGTCGCCCGGGTTCGACCAGCCTTTGTTCTTGACGTAGTCGGCGGTCGCCGGGTCGGCCGAGCCGTGCCAGGGGGTTACTGCGGCACCGGCGCCTGCACCGGCCCCCGCGCCTGTTCCTGTTCCTGCCGCGGCGCCTGCACCGGCGGCTCCTGCTCCTGCTGCGCCGGCGTCGCCGGTTCCTGCTCCTGCTGCTGCGGTCGTCATTGCCTTATCCTTTCGGGGGCTGTCAAAGTCCTAATTCCTTGAGTCCATTAATGAAATCTTCGGGATGCAAAAGAGACATGCAAGCGTTGTCGCCGTACACGCAGCCTGTGAAGTGATGCACAAGCAGCGGCCAATTCGACTGGCAGCCGTAGCACGCCAGATCGCGCGGGCCGACATAGCGCGCCTTGAACGTCTGGCTGCCGTGCCGCGGGATGTAGCGGTGCTTCGGCAGCGTCGTGCCGCTGGCGAACACGATCGGCACATCGGTTGTGCCGGCGAGATGCAGCGTCCCGCCGTCGACGCCGACGACGGCCGCGGCATGACCGAGCACGTCGCGGAGCTCAAGCAGCGTAGTTTTCTCGCGCAGGTCGATAAGGCACTTGAAGATTTCCGGCGGCAGCATGTCGGTCTGCTCGCGCAGCACGACGGGTTTCAGCGCGCCGTCGACCTTCGTGTGCGTGTGGCTCGTCTTCGTGCCGGTGACGACCGGCGCATAGCCGTTGTCCAGGCACCACTGCATGATCAGGCCGTAGACGCTCGCGCGAAAGAGCTTGTTGTCGCTCGTCGCGCCGACCGGGAAGACGACGTAGCGCTTCGGCAGATCGTTGAACCGTTCGCCGAGCGGCGCCGCGGTCGGGTAGCTGCGCTGCTCCATGTTCTCGGGCCGCGCGTTGATGAGGAAATTAAACGCGAAGTCGACCATATGCACGCGGCAGCGCGTGTGCTGGTCGAACACCGGCGCGTTGTACGAGATAGGCTCGCCGGCGAGCGCGTCCTTGCGATCCTCGTACTTGAACGGGAAGGTGCTCAGATCCTTCAGCACGAACTTGCCATACGGCGCGAGCAAGTGCGCAACCAGATCGTGCTGCCACTGCGGCACCCAGACGTGCATCTCGGGCGTGTCGGCGTAGAACTTGCGCGCGAAGACGAGGGCCGGCAGCGACGAAATCATGTCGCCGAGCGCGGCATGGTTGATGACGAAGTGGTGAACTTCGTGCGTGAGAATCTGCTTGCGGTCGCGGTACATCAATCCTCGCTCGCCGGGCGACCGCTGTAAAGTTCCCAAAGCTGCGCGGGCGACAGATTCAAATGCTGCGCGATGCGCAGCCACACTTCGCGCCGGCCTTCGGCCATCGCGTGCGCCCGCGGGTCGACATGAAAAGTCGATTCGTGGGCGCGGCAGAAGCGAGCCAGGTCTTCGAGCACGGTCCGCGCGAGCGGGCCGTTGAACGTCTGCTGGTATGCGAAGCGCCGCTCGCCAAGCGCGCGCCTGACCAAGTCAACCAAATCCATCGTCCCCCTTTAAGCGGCGGGTGCCGCTTTGATCAGTCCTGATACCGCAGGCGCAGCTTCGATCGCCTTTTGTTCTTGCGCAGCCTTCGCACGAGCCTGGCGCTTCGCGAGCACTTCTTCCTCGGAGCTCGTCCACGCGACCGGCGCACCGTTGATATCAAGAATCTCGGGCATCGCGCGATCAAAGTTGAAATGGTCCAGCGGTGACGGGTCGGCCGTCATCTTCGTGTACTCGGCGGCAGAGGCGAGGGCGCGCATGAAGCCCGCGGCCTTCTCGGCCTTCGCCATGCGGGCCATTGGGTTGTCGTACTCGATCTTGTACTCGACCGCCGCGTCGAGCAGGATGCCCGGCACCGGCGGCAGCAGCCCCTGGCGCGCGAGCAGGTCGATTTCGCGTTCGATCATGGGGCCAAGCCACTCGGCTTGCAGGCGCCCGGCGGTCGGCGCGAGCAGCATGCCCTTCTCGCGGGCGCGCTCCAGCACTTCGGTCGCCGTCATCTGCGGCGTGTCGATCAGGATCTGGAAGAGGGTAATGAGGAAGGCGTCGTTGATGATCGCCTTCTCCATGTCCATCATCTTGTCGCCGACGGCCAGGTTGCCGGTCGGCAGCACGTCGATCAGCCGCTTGCCATCCTTCGAGATGCCGCCCTTGTTGAGCGAGCCAGCCTTCAGGCTGAACGAATTGAGGTTGCCGTCGTCGTGCGCAAGGAGCACCGGATCGACGATGCGGTGCCCCTGCTTGAGTACCGTCTTCTTCTGCTCGTTGAGCACCTTGATCGACGGCAGCACCCACTGTGCCGGGCCGCGACCGTAGACTTCGCCGCCGGCCTGCGTGTAGCGCGCCGTGGAGAACGGGAAAGTGGCGAAGCCCGACTCGCGCAGCAAGCCGTGATCGGTGTTCGACTCCATCATGTAGAGCGAGGCGAAGGGCATCCCCTTCGCGTCCAGGCGAGTCGGGTCGCGGTCCTCGCGCGGCAGAACGACGTGCAGCACGTCCGACTTCTGCTCGGTCTGCTGCGGCGCCCGCGCCTTCTCCTGCACGTCGGCCGGCGCCGAGGCACCGAACTTCTGCACGATCTGGCGCGCGGTCATCGGGAATGAGCGATACATCGTGTCGATGATGCCGGCGTGGTTCTCGCACCAATACGACTCGGCGAGCGGGATGTTCTTGTAGCGCAGCCCGCGGCCCTGCTCGGGCTGGTCGATGAAAAGCGAGCCGTTGCCGTACATGCCCAGGCCGTGATAGACCTGCTGGCTGTTGCCGACGAAGTTCGCGATCGGCCGGTAGCGATAGTCGTACAGGCACTGCGACAGGTCGTCGAAGAACGCGCGCACGCTGCGATGACGTTGCAACGTCTTGTCCAGCACCTTCAGGATGTGCCAGATGCTGTTCTGCGGCGTGGCGAGGGATTCCATGACGCTCGCGAAGCGAAGCGCCGCGAAGGCCGCGGTCGCGTCGAACATCTGTTCGGTCTTCTTCTCACCGCCGGAGCCGAGCGTCAGGTTCTTGCCGCGGGAAGTGAACGAGTCGACATGCGCGGGCATGAGCCGCGCGGCCGCCTCTTCCCATTGGGTATCGAAGTTCGCGCGCTCGGTGCGAAGCGTCCCGAGACGCTGAATGTGATGCTGAACGAGCTCGTTCACAGCGAGGCTAGTGGCCGAGCAGCTTGCGCGATTCGCCTACGCGCTTGCGCGAAACCGTGAGCCCTACCTTGCCGAGAAGATCCGCGGCGTTGTCGTTCCTCGTGACGCCGGCAGCGCGCGCCGCGCGCCCCGCCATCTGGCGCCGCGTCTCGAAGTCGCCCTCGCGGTTCTCGACCGAAGAAGATGTGCGACGGCCCATGTCCAGTGCCGCTGCGCCAGTAGCCGCAGGCATTTCAGGACCGCCGCCGAACGCGCCGGCCAGGGTCGGCACGGACGTGGACAGAAGGAGGAGATCGGTCGAGCTCAAGCCGCCGGCGATGGATGTGGCACCCCCGCCGGATGCACCGCCGGACGCGCCGCCGGATGCGCTGCGGGATGCGGAAACAGCCGCATCCTGCGCCAAGCTGGAGCCGCCCGCGGCGAGCGCAGCGCCCGAGTACCCCGGCAGCGTCGCGGTCGGGATCGTGGTCGCCGTCAGGCCCGAGCCGAAGGTCGTGGACGCGGGAAAAGATGCGCCAGTGCCGAACGACGCACTGCCCAGGCCCGCACTCGTGCTTGCCGGGGTCGAGAACGACGCTACGCCAAGGTCGGCCGACGCCGCGCCGGCAGTAGTGCCGCCCGACGCCGCGCCGGCGGCGCTGCCGCCCAACGCCGCAGCCGCGCCGAAGCCGG